AGATTACCATAATGATACATTTTATTACCTAGTAATCTATCAATAGCATTTCTTGGAGGAACTTCCTTAGCCAGCATTACATTTCGTGTCAGCTTTCTTGCTGCTTGATCTCGGCTGATATTTTTATTATCTCTAGTATTCTCTCGGTAGTATTGAAACACTTTGTCCGTTAACTCCAGTATTTTCAACTTAATCACTTCCTTTCATATAAGATACTCTTAGTATATCAAGTTATTTTCGTTTAGGCAAGTGTTTTATTAATTTATTTTTGATTAATTTTCATTTCTTCCTGTTCTTCTGCATTGATCATAGAGTTAATGCACTCTTCTAACTCATCTGAATTGAAAATTTTGTTTAGCTGCATGTTTACACCTCCTGATAAAAGGAATCTTTTATAAATCTGAACAATGTCCTCGAAATGTGCGTTAAATCTTTTTTAATAGTTCTTTTAAAACGTCTTGATTTACATTTTCATCTTCTTCAAGAGAGGCGATAGTTTCAGCTACCGTATAGCCTAGACCTCTCATTTCTTGAAACTGCTCATTGATATACTGTTCATCACTCACTGCTATCACTCCTTCGCAATATTCCTCAAGTACGCAACTTTAAATTATGTATTTTTTATGTATATCTAAAAAGAAAACCTAAACACTAACGTTTTCAATAATGTCATAGTAGTTAAAATTGTAACCGGAATAAGTGAATCACTTGTACTAGGTAGTTTTAATTGTGGTTCAATTTCCTTATGTATATCTTTAACCGACATATCCACTGGATCACCATTTATCTTCACAGATAATTGTTGCTGCAATTGTTCAACTTTTGAATGTTCAATTTGTAACTGGTCAATTAAATGTCCATTTGTTTCATTAAGATTATGTACTGTATCTTGTAATGAATCTATGTAATGAGTCTGTGCTGTAACCTTTTTAACAAGAAAGTCATAATGATCTAAAAAGTCTTTTATAAAGGATATTAGTAGGAATATTAGTATGATGATTAGTAACCATTTAAAGGTTGATCTTAGAGTTCGCCAAACCTTTTTCATATCTTTCAGGTCTTTTTTCATATTCACACTCTCCCCTAAACTTATTTAGTTTTAGTTACAATGTGTCCCAGTTCTCCATGACACTATGTATTCATTAGGATTGTCTGTCTTTTCAACACTAGAAGCACCATAAATTCCATATCCTAATGGATGATAGTTAACTTCAATACTGACTACTTCAATCAGATCATCCTTGTTTCCGTCCCATTCTGTTACATGAACTAATGCTTTATGATGAAGTAAACCTAATTTTTCCTTTTCATGTTTGATTACTTTTATTTTCAAACAGGTCACCTCCCTTCAAATAAAAAATCACTTTTATATTATTATATTAGTTTATTTTTGATTAAAAGTAAAGAATTATTTTCCAATGATATAACGTTTTTATCAGAATTATTTATCTATATTTATACAATTTTATGTATTCTCTCTTCAGCTAATTTATGATATTCTTTATCTAATTCGAATCCTATGTAATTTCTATGAGTATTTATACAAGCAACAGCAGTAGTGCCTGACCCCATACAGTTATCCAAAACAATTTCATTTTCAATGGTATATGTATTAATTAAATACTCAAATAGTTCAACTGGTTTTTGGGTTGGATGATATTTTTCTTTATCTGATTTGAACGATATTAAGTTTCTTGGGTAGTTTGTATATTTTTGAATATTTTCCTTTCCTGCTTGCATGTAGTTATTTCCTGATGATCCTCTTCTGTTTATCTTATTAACTTCAATTAACCCTTGTGGGTAATATACAGCAGCATTTTTTCTACCTGCCCAAGTTATTTTACCTTTTGAAAAAACGCAGATATCCTCGATCACTTTTAAAGGTTGAAAATTAGCATTTAAAAAATTTGTTGGAGTATCTTTTTCCCAATACCAGCAATATTTAAAAAGGTTTATATTGCTTGTTATTAATTGACTTGTGAATGGTTGAGATGCAGTCAAAACAATTACTCCATTATCCTTTATCACACGTTCATACTGTTCCCATAATGGTTCAAAGGGGATTATGGAATCCCATTTATTTCTTGAAGTTACTCCGTAAGGTAAATCACACAAAATCATATCAACAGATTTATCAGAAATTAATTTCATACCCTCCAAACAATCTTGATTATATATTTTATTTAATTCTAACAAACTATCAATCTCCTTTCTTTATAAAATCTCTGTTTTATCACAAAAAGATTGTGAAATTTACATAGAAACGTTGATTTATCAACTATCAATTTCACAAACTTTTAACCTATTAATAATAATTTCTATGTATTCCTCATTTAACTCAAAACCTATGTAATTCTTATTCTCATTCTTTGCTGCCAATAAAGTACTCCCACTTCCTGAAAATGGATCAAGTACAATTCCATTAGGAGGAGTTATTAAACGTATTAAATACTGCATTAATTTAATTGGTTTAACAGTGGGATGATTATTACCTTCTCCACGCTCTTTTTTGCTTACTTTGGCACAATAAAAGAACCGTGATGCCCCTTCTGACTGTTCATCCAAAAAATTTCCCGATTCTTCATCCAAGATTACATTGGCAGGGAAACGTCCTAATTGTGGAGTTGTATTGCCACCATTTTCTGTGTGCCAATCTTTCAATTGGTACGTATTACCTTTACCTTTTCGTTTTCCACTCCCTTTTGGTGGTTCTTCCCCATTTAAAGCAATTCTACAATCGTCAATATTAATCCCACTTGTATGCCATTTAAGCACATTGTCAGCAACAGTCTTTTCACTTAATGGCTTTCTTGCCATTACAATAGGCTCATTTGCTGGTTTGAGAGCTGTTCCCCAACCATCCCATTTTTTTGCTTCATCTGTTGCAGGTGCAGTTTCATTGTATTCACTTTTTAAATGTCCACCACTTTGACCATTTTCATCATATTTAAAACCTTTAGGATTTTTACCTGCACCTCTTTTTGTGCCAATTACTTCTCTTTCTGCACCAAACTTTTTATCAATAGCTTTACTTATATTCATTGATTTTGGGAATCCTGATCCATAAATCCATTGAATCTGATCCCTAATTTCAAATCCTGCATCCTCAATCGCACAAGCCATTCTGTGATACGTTCGTGTTCCACTAAATGATAACAAGTGCCCTCCCGGTTTTAAAATCCTAAGACATTCCTTCCATAAATCAATATTATAAGTTATTCCTGTTTTATCCCATGACTTACCCATGAAACCTAATTCATAAGGTGGATCAGTTACAATAGAATCAATTGAGTTGTCATCTAATTGTTTAAGTAATTCAAGTGAATTGCCATTATAAATGTTATTAATCTCTAACATTATTTTCCTCCTAAATTATATGTGTTTAATTGTTCCTGATTTAAAACTTGATAACAAACTCCACCATTTGCATATGTTATTTTAATTCTATACAATTTTTCTTTTGTATCATAATGTTCAAATGAACATTCAATTTCTTCATATGTTGTCATTCTTTATTTCTCCATTAATAATTTTTACTTTTAAACAATTCATTAATCTTTTCTATTTCAAAATTAAATAACACTACTTTTTGAATTTCACCATCATCATTTACTTGCTGTACTTCTACCTGATTAATATTTTTTCTAACTTTTGTTTTTAAATCTAATTGTAATTCTTCCATCATTTAATCCCCCTATGTTAAAATATTTCTTTTATTTGGTTAATTCATTTAAATCATTATGTAATTCAATAGCGTCTAATCTTTTATTAGCCACTTCTATGTATTCTTTTTCAGTTTCGAACCCTATCCACTTTCGATTATTTAATGATGCAGCTACCGCAGTGGTACCACTGCCCATGAACGGGTCAATAACAACTTCATTTTCTTTAGAACTTAGTTGTATCATTGTCTGAGTAACTTCAACAGTTTTTTGAGTTGGATGAACTCGTTTTAAATTATGTTCACTAACTTTTAACCATTCCCAGTCATCAGGTAAACGATATATCCATTCTTTTGGTTTTTTTCGTTTATCCTTTAAATAAACTTCACTTGGCTTTAATATTTGAGTCTCTTCAAATTTCCTCTTTCCCTTAGTTCCAAATATTATAAATTCCTTCTGTGGTGAAAACGATGAATGAAGATCACCTAACCCCCCTTTCATAGTTCTAGGTACAGTTATTATATTTTTAACCTTCCAATATTTTTTTATTTCACGCATAAACACATCTATGTATTCTACACTTGTAAAACAGTAAATATGTGAATCAGTTTTTGTAACACGGTTTAACTCAAAGAAAAACTCATCTACCCATTCTAAATTATCGTCATTCTTTATTTCATCAAAAGCTTTGCTCCAATTAGATTTATAAGACATTCCGTATGGAGGGTCTAAAACCGCTAAATCACATGATAAATCAGGTATTAATTTCATCCCCTCAAAACAATCATTTTGATAAATTCTATTAAGTTCTAAACTTCCTAGTAACTCTTTCAAACTATCAATCTCCTTTTCTGTTCAAATCCATCTATCACGCTTGAATAGAAGTGTTCATTATTTATCTAATGCTTCAACAACTAAATCATAAATAAAAGCAGTATAAAAATCATTTTTGTTACTGTTGGCTTTAATATATTTTAATGTCTTTTCATATCGTTCAACCTGTTCCTCTAAATACGCAATTCTAGTACCGTATGTGAGTTCCCATTTATTCATGTTGTCAATTATTAATTTTTGATTCATTTAATCCTCTCCTTTTCTATTAAAATGAGAAATTTATAACTCTTTTTTCTGTTTTAATTTCTTCATCATTTTTTCAACATCTTTAGTGAATTTACTCCAACATTCTTTACATGCTACACTTTCATGCTGCCTAAATGTTGCCAAAGACTCTTCTATAGTCATGGGTTTGACTTCTTGACCATCATCATCAAATACATGGTTGCCTAACGCACAATGTCTTAGCAGATCAATCACCTCCTTTTGAAAGGGAAATTTTATTAATCTACATTCACCAAATTGTCTTGGCATTTATTAGAGATGATGTCGCAAAACATTTTTACGAAACTTGCATCGCTTTTATCAAGACTCATTATGAATTTTTCTGCATCATTCATTTCCATATTGGCAACTTCATTAAGTATTCCAAATAGTTTTTCTTTGCTCATTTTTTATCGCCCCGTTATAAAAGAGAATTTTTATCCAAACTTCACTAATTCTTTAATCCAAAAATCTCCTTCGCCAACTAAGTCATTCATCTGTTTTAGCTTTCTTTCGGCAAGTGTCCTATCTGTGTAATAAACATCTTCTATGATATCACCCAGACACATAACGATGTAAATCATGATTATCAACTCCTTTGAAAGTAAGATTTTAAATTACATTTCTGATTTTATATCTAATGCTAATTCAAGAATGTTATCAATGATTGTATCGTCTAAATACTCGTCACCACTTTTAACTAAACGACAAATTGAAATAATTTCATCAATTGGTTTCATATGTTTACCTCTCTTTCGTTATACTGATAAAAACTATCTTTTAATTAATCCTCATATTTCTGTAATGCAGTTAAAATGGTTGCTTTTGCAATTTGTAACATTGCTGCTTCTTCATCACTCGATGGTCTAAGTAATTCCTGTTCAACTTTGTCTAGTTGGTTTTCAAGTTTTACTTTGATATTCATTTGATCACCTCTTAAAATCGGAATTTTATAAGAAAAAGATTGTGAAACACCTTTTATAAACGTTGATTTAACAAGGTTTTTAAATTTAATATTTCACAATCTTCATTAAATTAATTAGTTTTTATCTTTGTTATGTAAATGCTCAATTCTTCTTTGTTCACTTACTAAAAATCTTTTGTGTTCATTAAGCAGGCTGTTGATGCCATATAGTAATGAATCTATTCTTTCTCCGATTAGCACCATGTTGTCAGCGTTTTTATACTCACATGAATCTAAATAGAGTGAAGTCAGTTCGTAACTTTTTTCCAATAAATCAATGAATCTATTCTTATGGCTATGCAAAGTAGCGGCTTGATTTTCGTCATTATATTTAAAATTAAACTTAAATTGAGAAAATAAATTTTGGTATGTATGCATTAGTGTTTTTGTAGCTGGAGTATTATTGTTGTTAATTTCAAATTCTACTTTCTTTAACACTAATTCAATATTATTTAATAGATTCATTTTTTATTCTCCTTTAACGATTGGTCGTCACCCTATATTATTTAAATTTAATTTCACTTTTGATTAAAATGTTTTTCAACTTGATCAATTATTAAATCTGCTAAATTGAATTTTAAAATTGGATTACTATCTAAACCGTTTAAGGAAATATTTATGTTTAATTCTCGTGGGAGTTGTTCAAGAGCAGTGTTAAAGTTTGCGATTTTTTGTCTTGTTTCATTGTCAATATCCAATGTCGCTGCTAATTTTACTTTTAGATTTTCCATGTCTGTCACCTCCTTTCAATTATTATATTATCAATTTATTTTTGATTAGTCAACTAAAATATGTAAATATTATCTTATTAATTTACTTGCTTTATGTATTGATCGTGTGACCAGTTAGGATGATTAACTAAGAAATTATGTACTAGTGAATCATTAACATTTTGATTGGTTAGTTTGAAATAACCTAAAACATGATCCAATATGTGCTTTATATCCCTTTTTCTCCAATATGGTATTCTTATCAAAGGTATGTTTGTATTTACGCAAAATGCATTCTTGATATTATCGTTTTCATATGTTTTTAACAAGTAATCCTCTCCACCGAATAAAGTTGATGACTTGAAATGCTGCTCCCCGTCATATTCAATTAAACAAATCAAATTGTTTTGCCTATCAAAAATAGCAAAGTCAAATGGCAATTTCCTAACATTCCTACATTTCTCTAAAGAAAATTCAAACTTAAAATAAAATGAATTAGTTTCTAAATATCGTATAATAGTTTTGCTTCCATTAGATTTTCTTGCGTCAGAACAATGAGGACATCTTCTTCCTCTTTTAAAATTATCAGGAGTGACAAAATACGTTTTACCACATTTATTATGTAGCACTTCAAGCTTTGTTTTTTTATTGATATACAAATCTAAAAACTTATATTCTTTTCCTACTAAATTTAGTATTTCTTCAATGAATACCTCATTTTCTATTTTTTGCTTCAAAGAACTTCTTTTGAATCCACACATGTTGCAAGTTCTTTTGTCACCATACATAAAATTGTTAAATGTAGCAGTAAACGGCTTTCCGCATTCACATATAAATTTTAAGTCGTTCTTGAAATTAAAAAATTCACTGGAAATTAATTTAGATTTACTGTTTTCTTTAACAAATGACTTTACCATTTCGATATTCCAAGTGATCCTTCCCATATATCCTCCCTGATCAAAGGAGGGCTAGCCCATTATGTGTACACTTACCTTTATATGTATAATTATTTTTAAATTGCTATATGTGACCATGATTTACCTGTTTTAATTTTATGTAATGATTGTACTGTGATACCAAACTCTTTTGCTAAAGAAGTCAACGTTGAATAATTACCTTCCTTTAACTTTTTCTTGATTTCAAGCACATCATTTTCAGTTAATTTACTTGAATGATGATTACTTCCAATGTTATAAGATGCAATGGATTCTCTTTCAATGTGAGTCCAAGATGTACCCCTTTTGATAGAATCTATCGTCCTTCTATCTACATCATACATCATTGCAAGTTCTATGATTTTATATGTCTTTTCATTAAGATGCTCAATAATTTCTTTAACCTTCTGATCAGTTAACTTTGAGGATGATTGTTGTTCACCTCTTGCAACTTGATGTGGATTATCTTTAATTCTCTGCTTGTGCATCTCAGAAAGCATTTTTTTATGTGATTCTGGATACTTTTTACCTAAGTTTGCCTGTCTAACCTTTTCTTTTGTTTCTTCTGAATGATTCCAACCATTTAAACCATCCCCACCTAATGTACTGTTATATCCATTGCAATCTTTAAAACCTACATATGCCCTGTAATAATTAATCCAGTACATCTCTTTCTCATTCAGCTCATCATTAGTAGTTGCAGTATCAATCACTTCCCACACAAATGAGTTCCATTCATATTTCCTAATTGCTTTATAAAAGACAACATGACTATATCTTGGTTTATCTACATTACTCTTATGTTTGGATTGTCTTTCATGAAACGTCTGTGTAGTTTTACCAATGTATACCTTATCATTTACTGTGTTTGTCGCTTTATATATTATCATTATTCCTCCTCGTCAGGAGGTGTAGCTACACTTTCTATAAACCTAGGTTTCTCCTCTTATGTTAAGTTATTTTTCTTTTAAAATCAAAGTTTTAATATATTGTATAATTATTTTTAAATCACTTTAATATTTGTTCGAATTCACCATCATAATACTTTTGTTTAAATTCTTCAAATTGTTCAGTTGTATTATTTTCTGAACCATATATAGAATGAAATAACATATGTATATCTTCT